GCGGTGGGTGGGATGGTACATAGTTTGCTGTCCCGTGTGATGTGGATGAGCCAGGTCCGGTCGAATGTGTTTTCGGTGGAGGAAAATGCCTGATTATTTAGTAATGCTGATTTTTATGGTTGCGGGTGCCGTTATTTGTGGTGTTGGCGTATTTTTGGGTGGTTGGATTAATTTCAAGGGCTCTAAGGCCAGTGCGGACGGCGCTCAATTCATAGGTAGCCCAAAGGGAGAAGTTTTCACGGTTGGCACGGACGGGCTGGATTTCCCTGATGAGAAGCCCGACGAGGACCAGGAGCATGTAGTACAGAGGTCTATTGATTTTCTCAAACATATCGGAGGGGTAGGAGCATGAGAACATTTAATTTAATTTGTCCTGCGTGTAAAAAAGAATCGCTGGAAACCACGGATTTATATGTCCGGGGTCGTGTCAATGGCACCATGTTCAGACAGATCAAAGGGATTAAGGTCAAGTCTCGGCATGACGCCCTTACTCATGTCCGGGGGCAGAATTTCCAGTGTCCTATGTGCTTACAGCCTGTCTGTACACCTGGGGGCAATGTGATGTTGAGAGACACGGATTCAGGGCGGGTATTTATGAGTAATGAGAACCCGCCTATTTATGAGTAATGAGAACCCGCCTAAGTTGCCGAAGGTGAAGAAAGCCGCGGTGGAGAAAGCTCCTAAAAAAGACACAAAGAAGAAACGAAGGAGATATAATGCAAGGGTTAAAAGTCAAGTGTCCTAATTGCAAGAAGATAATGCACGAAACATCAGAGCATTTTGATCCCACTATCCGGTGTAATGGCTCTATGGTGCGCCTCCTAAACCCGTGGCGCAAGTGGGGATGGTGTTCGTTTGGGGCCGAGGGGGATGGTAGGTTGCCAAAACACTCTGAGGTGAAAAGCACTTTAGCCTCTGATATGCGATGTCCCTCATGTGATGCACCGTTAGCCCCCAGTGGCTACCTGACGGTACTGAACATGGACGGAAGCCCCTTTGTGCCACCTCCGAAGGAATCATACAAGGGCGATCCTAATGCAAGCGTGTATGATGACGATGATCTTGCAAGGGAGTGGGAAGCGAGGCTGAAGCCTGAAAAGCAGGAAATGTCACGGGATCAGATGATTTTAGACATGATTGAGAAAGGTAAGACACACAAGGAAATAGCAAAACATTTTCGAGTATCCCCTGGGCGTATCAGCCAGCTTGTGAAGAGACTAAAGGAAAAGAAGTTAAATTCAAAGAGCAAGTTATTGAGTGGAGGGGTTATTGATGCTACCCATATTTGACGAAAATGCGGAATGCCGGTATGAGAACCGCTTAGAGTTAATGCAACACTTTCGGGAATGCATAGAAGTTATGCTTTGCCCGAGGTGTGGTGCCGATTACCCTGTTCCAGAAATGCCCTGCCCCAATTGCGATAAGCACTTATTTATGCTTGATTTTATCAGAGATTATGAAGATAAATTTGTGGATGGAGAAATAAATGCCACTTGACGAAAAATGGAGTCTCACAAACCTACCACCCAAAGGCCATGCTGATGTAGCAGACTTTGCCTATCAGTTATTTGATATTGCAAAAGTGGCACGGGAGAGAGCGGGGAAGCCTAAAGATTGGTTGGCTAATTATGCTCTCTATCGAGGTGGTGGCAGCAAGGACGCCCAGAAGAAAGCCAAAACACTCGTAAATCTGTATTTTGCGAATATTGAACGAACCGTAGCGAATATAACGGCTCGGAATCCTACTGGTGAGGTGGTAGATTTAGACGGCACAAATGATGGCGCCGAAGCCCTTTTAACTATCAAGCTGAAAAAATGGTGGAAGGATACAAACCAACGGGCCAAAGGAAGGATTTCTGCCAGAATTATGGAAATATATGGCATTGTTCCCGAAAAACCTGTATGGGATAAAAGCCAAGCGAGCCCCGATATTTTACCAACAGACCCCTATGGATTTGTGCCTGCTCCCGGTAATTGGCCGAATCTCGATGTCGCCCCGCCATATATTTGTTTCATGTACCTGGATTATGTGGATAAAATCGAAAAGGAGTATAATATCACAGATGTTGCACCGGACGAAGCATACGAACTTTTGGGCACAGAAAGGGAAAGTGTGAAGCCCGAACAGTCCTATGGGAATCAGAGTGTGGGCAATTATGCAACTGCCATGACTGAGCGGACGGATAAAGGAACACCGTCAGACAAAAAGATCGAGAGGGGACTTATCGTCGAGGTTTGGGTGCATGACCAAAGGACTAAAACCGAAACAACACTTGAACCACTGTTCGATGATCAGGGAGAGAGGCTTCTGAATGATGCAGGAGAAGAGCTTTTTAGCGAATTGGTAACAACTGTGCCCGTATACCCAGATGGTGTCCGAAAGATTACCATTACCATGTCTAAGGGTGAGACAAAAAAGAGCAAGGCTACAAGCGACTGGATGGTGATTGACGATAGCCCAAACCCGAACATCAACCCCGCCCTTGATGTTGCGCTTGCGAAAACCACGCATCCGTGGGGTAGGTTCCCGGTTTATACGGCTAACAGCTACAAGGATCTGGTTTCAATTTGGGGGTTTTCCGCCGCTGAACAGGTGGGCGACCTGATTCTAAGGATCAACCAGATAATCAATAAGTTGATAATATGGGTTTTGAACGTGATGACCCCCCCCTTGATAGTACAGAGGAATTGTGGTATTACAAGGGAAATGATAGAAGAGCAACTGGAAAAAGCCGGGCGGTTGGTCCTTATGCCCAGTTCGCCGAATGCCCGGATTGAGTTTATGCAGATCCCGAATCTACCGGGCACATTCTTTCAGGTTTTGGAATTGATTGTCAGATTCTTTGACAGGGTATATGCGATGGAAGAGGCTGATAGGGGCCAAGCACCTAAAAGTATTACGGCGGCCTCCGCCATTGTAGCCCTTCAGGAGCGCAACCAAGTGCTGATGCAGACAAAAACGACTGCGATTGAGTCTCTGGCCGAGAACAAGAGCAAGTGGGCCATAGGATTATGGCAGAATTTCGGGACTGAAAAAGAACTGATAGAAGTCGTAGGGGAACAACAAGAATTTCTGGGTGTGGCGTATGCCGGCCGAAAATTCAGTTATGTTGTTGAGGCGGGATCTACCACGCCCAGGACCAGCTTGCAAATTCAGGAGCAGGCTAAATGGCTATATCAAACTAAGGCAATCGGCCAAAGAGGCTTGCTTGAAGCGATTAACTGGCCGGGGTGGAAAGAGGAGGTTGAAAGGACCGCTGAAAGCCAGCTTGACCAGGCTTTTCAGCTATTGATTGACGCCGGGATGCCGGAAGAAATGGCTATTCAGTTGCGGAATCAGCTTCTTGAGCCGCAAGGGGGGCCGGGGGACTTGAATAAAGAGACGGCAGGTGGCATTAAGACCATGAAACCCGGAATACCTACAGGAAGTCAAGGAGGTATGCCGCCAGGGGAAGTTAGGGGGGAGTGATGCTATACACCTACGAATGCAAAGAACACGGTGAGATTGACTTGATACTACCCTTATCCGAATGGGACAAAGAACAGGGTTGCCCGGAATGCAATCAGCCCATGAAAAAGATTATCACATTAGGGCATGGTGGGATACAATCAGAAAACCCCGTATGGCTGCCCTCTGCCGTGAAAGTCTTGCAAGCTGACCATGAACCGCCTATAACGAACAGGACAGAGTACAACGCTTATCTGAAAGAACAGGGGATTTGGGAGCGTGGTGGAAATTTCAAGATAGACGGAAAATGGTCAATGATATGACCCCGAAACCAGACAAGAAAATCAACAACTTTTTTCTCAAAGCCCGTGATGCCTTTATTTTATGGGTGAAAGAGAATCGAAGCGGTAATTGGTCAATACACTTTAACGTCAACGAAGGAGGGATAAGAGGCAAGCCAAAAATAGAGACTAAAAACGAACTTTAACCTCTAACCAGATACAGAAAGCCCCGCATAGCGGGATACTCTAAAGCCTGGACTCAGTGGATAACGCAATTTTGCGCCATTGGCTCCGGGCTTTTTGTTTTTAACCTTTTAGGATTCAGGGCAACCGTTTACGAGGCCCTTACGGGACAACCTCAGATGTAAATGGCCTGGAAGGAGAGAGAAAATGGCAGAAGAAAAGGCGGAACTAAATGCGGAAGTAAAAAGCGGCGAAGAAGAGGCCCCTTATCTTGGTACATACAAGACTAAGGAAGAGGCGGAAGAAGGTTTAATAAATTTGACCAGCAAGTTGGGGGAACAGGGGCAAAAGATAGGTGATTTGGGAAACACCGTATCTTCCCTGGAAAGTCAGCTTCAAGCGACTCAAAAACAAATTCAGGATTTCAAGGCCGTTCAGGCAAGAGCCCCGGTTGTATCCGAGACGGAAAAGGCTTTAGCCGAGGTCACTGCGGAATTGGCGGACTTTGACCCTACTGATGACCCTCTTGGTTATAGCCAGCTACAAGAGAGAAGATATCAACTGGGGCAAGAGGTGACGAAGGAAAAGGTCCTTGCTGCCACAAGGGAGGAGGTCCAAGGCATTTTAACGACAAAGGACATCCAGACCAAAGAAGAGAAGTGGCTTGGAGAACATCCTGATTTTAACGATCCCACAATGCAAGCAGAGATCCAGAAGCTACTTGCTAAACCCGGAATCCATGACGCCGTTTCCGCTTATTACGAAATAAAGGGAAAGATGACGGACGCTCAACTTGCCGAGGCTACCAAGAAGATTGAGGAGGCTGAAAAGATTGCCAATCTCAAAAAAGGTGAGACTACTACCGGCAAGGTTGTTACAGGCGAAGGAACGGGAGTACAACCAAAAACACAAACTAAAACCAAACCAGGCACAGAGGAATATGAGGCGGGTTTGCAAGCTGCCTTTAATGCAGCGGCCTAAACCTCTGTACCTTTTTGGGGTATAGGAGGATTGCAAAATGAGTGTTATTAATCAGTTAAATGCAACGACCGAGTATTATTGGCTTCAGGTTGAGCCTGAAGATATTGTGAATAAAGCTTCTGCGCTGTTGTGGAAACTAATGCAACAGGCGATACGACTCGGCAACTGGGAAGTGCAACTTCACGAGACTGTTGATGGTGGTCTTATGGTTAAGGTCCCATTAGAGTATCAGGCCAGCCATGCAGGATCTTATGGAGCGACCACAACTATTGAGCAGTCTAAAAAGAACATCATAGACGCTGCCCGTTTCAGGTGGGCCGGTATTTATGGTAGCAATACGCTTAATCTTGATGACCTCACCCAGAACACCGGGGCGGAGGCTGTTATCAGTCTGACCAAGATGTATATGAAGTCAATCAAGAAAGCGGCCAGAACTAATATGGCGGCGGCAGTTATCGCGGAGGCTGCTGATGACAACAGCATCAATGGCCTGGGTGATCTTTTCAATACAACCACGTCAACCGAGTACGGTTCGATTGATGAGGACGAAATGTCCACATGGGCGGCCAACGTCATTACCACGGTCGAGGCCCTTGATTTTGAGGTAATGCAGAAGATTTTCAGGGAAGTCGGCATGGGTGATTTTGCGGGTGCACTCCCAAATTTCGTTTGCACGACCACGCTGTTGAAAGATGGTTATGAGAGAAGTCTTCAGACCCAACAGCGGTTCACGGGTGATGCAAAAATGGCGGAAGCTGGATGGGATAACCTTCGTCATAAGGGAGCGGCTATTGTAGCCGATGCTTATTATGATAGCACCTATACTGGGTACTGTGATGCCCTTAACCTGAACTTTCTACATTTGCGTTCCCACAAGGATTATAACTTTACTACCCCGAAATGGATAACAAAGGAAGTCCTTGGACAGCCGGATATCATTACAGCCAATACCCGATGGAGAGGTAATTTGTTTTGCTCCAGTAGGCGTATGCACGTAAGGCATACCGGGCTGACTGCACCGGCGTAAACTATGAGAGAGAGCAAAAAATCTTTTGACTAAGGAGGATAATGTTATGTTTAAAAAAGTATTTATTGCTGTAATCGCACTCTCTCTGCTTATCCCCGTTGCTGGTTGGGCGGGTGAGAGGGTGGTAACGGTTGGGGGGAACAAAGCTTCCCGGCCTGTTTCAGATTTTGGTATTAATATCACGGATGTTTATTATGTGGATTATACCAATGGTGATGATGGTAGGGCAGGGACGACTCCCGGAACCGCCGTAAAAACCCTTGATTATGCCATTGGCTTATGTACGGCAAACCAGGGGGATATAATTAAGCTAATGCCGAATCACGGAGAATCCAAAGCCGTGACCGGGGATATCGCTACTGCGGATGTAGCAGGTATTACTATTATTGGGATGGGCGTAGGTGATCAAATGCCTACCTTCAGCCTGGGCCATGCAGGTGCTACCCTGACGGTTTCTGCGGCTGATGTAACGATCTCGAATGTGAAATTTCTTAGTACCGTTGCGGATGTTGCGGTCGGAATAACCATGACGGCGGACGCCGATGGTTCCGTGATTGAGAATTGTGTGTTCCGAGATAGCGCTGCGAATAAGGAGTTCCTTGTT